GTGCATGGGATGACCCAGAGATGTATGCCTGTGTGCCTTTTGGTAATAGGTTGATGATCATTCATCAAGGAAAACAACTCAAAGTATGCAACAACGAGGATAGTGCTCGTAACTTTATCAACAAACACAAGAAACGTAGAAAGAAATAATATACCTCACCTCTAAATTGCTAGATTTATGTAATTGATCACAAATCACATGACCATTAAAACTTTTGAAGAGACTGTTCCTGGTAAAAGAATCCAAATCATTTTTGATTCTTTTAGAGCTCTCAAACCAGTATATGATAATATGTCTGATGGGGATAAACAATATTTTCTCACAGTACAGGATGATTTTTTGTGGGTGGGGACAGATGTTAAATTCTTTTGGTCTGGATTTTATTCGGAGGAGTCAATCAGAACAGGTGGTCGATGTCAACAACATCGATATCCACGATTGTTAGCAACTGAAAAATTGTTCAATGAACTTCCTGATAATATAGAGGACTTCAAGAAATTGTTTATTCAATTAATTAAATTTGATTACACTACATCCGCTGAAAATAAGTATTTGGTAAGATTTCAAAAAAGAAAAAGATTTCAAACTCCAGAAATTGCTTATGAAAATGCTAACATCAAACTAATCAGTTTTAAAAAAGAAAAATCTGATATTAATGATGGACTCACATTAAACGATTTCTTTGATTAATAATATACCTCACCTCTAAATTGCTCCACTAATGTAAGACACACGAACACATGTCACACTCTTCAACTGAACAACGTTGTTCAACTCTTATTGAACTTGCTGAATTTAAGAAAACCTATCGTAAACAGGATTTTAAATTCACTCAAGATCAACGTCAACGATATGATTTACTCTTAGAACTTCGTCGTAGTCATGTTGCTGAATACTATGAAGATGGTCGGGTTTGGATTGGTCCATCCATGGCAGGTAAGAAACTAGAAGAGGATGATGCAGAATGATTACTCTCAAACGTGTATGTTCACTGAAGACTAAGCAACTTCGGTGGACATATGATGGTAAAGTTCTTCTCAAGTCATACGAAGTTGCTACTATTGGTAGACAGAATAAACTTCAACAACTCCAATCACTATGAACATCTATGAGATCACAGTTTATACTGGACACATCAAAGAAAGGATTGAGGTTAGAGCTCTTAACACAGCACATCTTAAGAAAAGAGTTGATGGTTTAGGATATGATCGTTATGGAACTATCCACAAAGTTCGTCCTGAATAATATTACTCACCTCTAAACTGCTCCACTACTGTAAGACACTTCAACCACTATGGCAAACACACACCTCCCACATCCAGAAGACACCATCCTCACGGGTGATCTGAGAGCGTTCAAAGATCTTTATGGTCCTGGACATGTGTCCCTTAAGATTGATGGTGCACCCTCTATTGTGTGGGGTAAACATCCAGAAACTGGTCGGTTCTTTGTGTGTACCAAAGCAGCATTCAACAAGAAAAAGAATCGTATCTGTTACAATAATGAGGATGTTCATACTCACTTCGGTCATCAACAAGATGTAGCAGACATGCTATTCTTGATGTTGAAGTATATTCCCCGTGACATCTTCACTGGTGTTTATCAGGGTGACTTCATGGGTTTTGGTCGCACAAGTGCCTTCATGAACAACACCTTAACTTATGTGTTTCCTGAAGTCATTCAACAAAAACTTGTCATCGCACCTCACACAATCTATGATGTAGTTGGTAAGTTGTCTGACGCAGTTGCTGAACCTCTCCGTGAGGTATTTTCTGACACCCCACACATCAAGTGGGTTCAACCTTCTGTTGATTTTATTCATCAGAACGTCAAACCTCCCGTGTTTAATCTCAGTAAAGTTCAGTTTATGACTGACAAAGAGTCATTCGTAGCTCAACAACAGATCAACGCTCTTATCAAGTCAGGTCAAACACCTGAAGATCTTGATCTCAACTGGATTCTAGGTGATAACTTCCTCACAAATCTGTATCAGTTGTTGACTGACATCAAAGAAGATCTCATGTCTTCTATGATTGTTCATGACTCTCCTAAGTGTTATCTCCCTGATGGCACTGAGGTTGTGGGTGAGGGTTTCGTATTCTATTCTGACTCTGGTCGTTCTTACAAACTCGTTGATCGTCCTGTGTTTGCATATACTAACTTCACCAGCGGTAAGTTCAACTAACTATAAGGGGTGATAATATTACTCACCCCTAAATTGCTCCATCTATGTAAGGTTACACACCATGGAACCAATCACAATTTCAAGATCACACTATGACACTATTGTTGAGAGTGTAGAGGAAGTCCTCAAAGTTCTCAACAAAGTGAACTATGATTGTGATGAATCTGATCCCAAAAATGTTTGTCACACGGCACCATTTGCTGTGGGATACTCACAAAGTGTAGTAACTCAACTTCTCTCTAACCTCAAAACTCTCAAAGAGAACAACTAATGAATGTCACCATGGAAAATGTCATTGATGTAATGGGCAAAACCTATTTTAATAGGTTCATGGAGTTTGTAGAATTGGAAGACATTGAAACATCAAAAGCTCTCATGGATGAGTGGATTGTTGATGGTCAAGATCCTGAAGATGGTGGAGTTGAGTTCATCTGGTTGGAGAAGTGATGAAGATATTTCAAAAGATTGCATCAAGTGTTGTTGGTCTATCACTCTTTGCTATTCCAGGTATAGGTGCAGAAACATATTCAAATCATGATGAACTAAGAAAAGTTTTGAATGATGTAGGTGTTGAAGTTTTCTTAAATGATACAGATTTGTGTGATGGTAGCAAATCTGGTATGTATTCTCCCGAATACAATGCAATTATGATATGTCAAGATGATAGAATTGAAACATCAGATCAAGAGGTTGAGTGGACAGAAAATGATTATGATACTTTAAGACATGAAGCACATCATGTTGTTCAGGATTGTATGGAAGGAATTGATAATGAAAAGATGTCATCATTTTTTAGTGATAGAATAGAATATCTTGAGTTTATAGTGTTGTCTCTGACAAAATCAGAATTCTTTCAGATTATTGAGGCATATCGATCATTCGACAATAATATTATTTTGAATGAATTGGAAGCATTTGCTACAGCTAAAGATGTTAAATCTAAAACTATTGCTAAAGCTCTTCGTGGTGTATGTAAAAAATAATGTTACTCACCTCTAAACTGCTCCAGTAGTGTAACCACTCACCAAACACACATCATGGGAACTAGAGGCAGAATCGGAATCAAACTTATTGATGGTTCAATTCTTTCGGCATATCACCACTGGGATTCATATCCTCAGTGGTTGGGTGTTAAACTTGTCGAGAACTTTAACTCACAAGAATTAGCATCTGATTTGATTGATGGAGGTGATATGTCCGCATGTTATTCTACTCACACTTGGGGTTCTGAACCTCTCAGACAAGAAGTTATTCAACCTGACGGATCTGTAACCAAAGAGTTGGTCATGAACAAAGATGGTGAGACTGTTTACACTAAAGTCAAGTCAGAAGCATCACCTCAGTATTACTCAGAGCGTGGTGAGAACACTCCTCCCCGTTTAGATAAGGATCTCTTTGAGTATCTTGATAAGGGTGAAGAATACGCATATATCTGGGAAGAAGGTTTCTGGACTTGTTATGATCTTCATCAGTTTGATGATCAAGAACCTGAAATCGTAGAGATCCCTCAAGTTCTCTGATACTAATTGAGGTGGGTAGATTGTTACTCACCTCTAAATTGCTCCACTTATGTAACCACACACTTAAACTATGATTAACTACCTCGTTAAATGTCCATCCGATCCTTATGAGAATACCAATTGTTTCGGTGATCTTGATAGGGCATGGGATCTCTGTTTCAATCTCTCTGAAGAGTATGGATACGCAGAGGTTGGATACTATAATGTTTTAGGACATTATCAACTCGTAGGTGACTACACTAATGGACGTTAATATGAACTACACTAAAGAACAACTTGTGGACGCACTTGTTCATGAATGGGAATATCTCTGTCATGACGATTATGATCCACAAGATCCAACACCATCACAATATCGCAAAGAGATGGAAGAACTCACAATCGAAGAATTGATTGAAGAGACTGACACAGGAGAGGAATTTACGTTAGAAGATTTCATGGATGTTCACAGCTAATAATGTTACTCACCTCTAAATTGCCCCATTGATGTAACCACACACTTCAAACCATGAGAAAGATCGAAACCCAAATGTGTCAGGCAATTCAGTCAAACAAGAACTGGTGTTCGGGCAACACAAGTGTTGTCACTGATGAGAATAACATCTCTACAGTATATCTTCATGGTAACAAGATTGCAGAGATTGATGACAACTCTATGACAATCTTCGACGGAGGTTATCAATCAAACACAACTAAATCGAGACTGAACGCACTTTGTGTTGAATTTTGTGTTGATGGTGAATGTGTCTATCAGAGAAACTTTCAGTGGTATGTTGATAAACTCGTAGGAATGGCAGGACAAAGTAAAGTCTTCAACACCTATGAATTCACAAATGGTTTCATCTTCGCATGATATGATTAGGTGAGTAGATTGTTACTCACCTCTAAACTGCCCCACTATTGTAATCACTCATTCAACTCATGACACCCACTCAAACTAAAATCGAATTCCTCACTGACGCATTCATCGAACAAGTTAATAGTCTTTGGAAGGTCAATATGAACAAATTCGGTTCTTATTCTAAGTTAGACTATAGTGTAGGTAAAAAATATATCAAAGTGAAAAACACTAGGATGCACCGTCATGATTTAACTACAGATAATGGGGTGTTTATGTTCATCGACAAAGAGACTGGTGCATGTTACAAACCCGCATCATTCAAGACACCTGCGAAAGGCATTCGATTCCAAATTGAGCAGTTAGTTGAGAACCCTGAGATTGTAGATCATTACGGTTCTTTCCTCTACGTTCGTTGAACTTATGGAGTGAGATTGTTACTCACCTCTAAATTGCCTCACTAGTGTAGTTCACCTTTCACCTCATGGCATTTCTCAACTGGGTTCAAGAAGCAACTGGATGTAAAGTAGAGGACGATAGAACCGGTATGATTCACACTATTACCGGTGGTAAGTTCCTCGCTGATTCACCTATGTGGCCCATGATTGAACTCACCGATGAGACTGGTGTTGTCAGATTCGCAACCTTAGATAGGTTTGAGGAGATGATTTCGGTGGGGTAAGACCCCTTTTTTTGCCCT